GAATTTAAATATTCTTTAATTTCTTTCATATCATTGTCTGTCAATTCTTTACCAACTGAAACTTTCCATTTTTGATATTCTCTCAATAATACAGAATTTAAAACCTTTCCACAATCCGAAAATTTGCATACTTGAAATATAAATGTTTCAACTGTGGAATTTGATTGATGTTTTACATATTCTACAGCCTTTAATTTTAAACCCAAGTAGCCGTGGTTGCGTTGGATACGCTTTGGTTTGAATCTTGTATCTAAATAATTTTTTAATGCATGAAATACTTCTTTTGTAGGTTTAACTTTACTCCATAAGCGATACCGTCCTTCTATATTTACCGATAGTTCTTCTACATCTGTACGAACAATGCAAATACTATTTACAAAGTCATTGAATTTTTTATTCATTTCATCTTCAGGCAATAATACATTTTGATACACGGAAACATTGTCTTGCTTTATGGATGCAAGGATTTTGTGTAGGTTTTCTAGAGTTTCGTTCAAGCGATTTATTTCAACAACTTGTTTTTCTATTAAAATTTTATTATTGTTCAAGTAACTATCTTTCGTTTTAATTTGTTGGGTTAATTCTCTATTTTCATTTTTTAATTCCTCATTTTCTTTCATTATTCTATTAAAATTGTCTATGCTATACGTTTTTGAATGAATAATATCCTTGATGTGTTTAGATAATTTTTCAATTGTAAAATTATTGGCATCATATGCAATTATTTCGGTTTTATTTTTTCCATTAATTTCTATACTGCGTATTTGTCGTTTTATTTTTGGATAATTTTTTATTAGATTTTCTATCTCTACTTTGTTTTGAACTCTAAAAGCATTAACTAAAACAAAATTGGTGTATTTTTTACGATGGTCTACCAGTCTAGTTGATAAATCATTTGTATGACCGAATTTAATTAACTTCTCTCCTGCTTCAGTTGTATTATCAATCGTTCCAAAATAAATACATTCGGTATTTACGGGAAATTGCACGACAATTGCTTGTTCTACTGCTTTTTGCTTTTCTTTCTTTATGTTTATAATGGCAGTATCTTTTTCCAAAATTAGATTTTTGTTTTGTTCTAGTTGAAGTCTTAACTCATCTGTTTCTTCTTCTACTATTTCCTGCAATACTTCTTCCAATTTCATATAATATTCATGGATTTCAGATGCTTTTTTGGTCTGTGCTTTTAAACAGAGCGACTTGAAACATTTGATAGTTAGCAGTATAGTCTGTTTGTTTTGACCACCGTGCTTAGTCAAAGAGGGTTTTTCTTCTTCCAAAGTCGCTTTGGGTTTGCCCAAAGCAACATTTTTGTAATCCAAATCAAGTATAAAATATTTTTCTGTTAATCGTTTACAGTCTATTTTTTGGCTAAAACCTAACCATTTCCATACTTCGTCCAAGTCAACTACAAAATCCGCATTTTTATCATAGTTTAAGTAACAATAAAAGCTACTTACGAATAATTGTTGTTCAAATCCCGTAAAATTTTGTTGAATTTTATTCAATAATTTACTATTATATGTATTTGAAAGCTTTGTGATGGGGTTTTTTTCAATAAGTTCTACGACATTTAACTCTTGCATCTTATTATATATTTATTATAAGATACTATTTAAGTAATTGTATCGGTTATTTATTTAAAAGCGACTTTTATAAAAGCGTTTTTAAATATAAAAGCGCTTTTGTTACCACTTATTCGCCTTTTTGATGGTAATCTTTTGACCTGAACCGCGTTTTTTCGCAGAGCCTGGGTCATACTTTTCATCTTCATCGTCCGAATTCATGCTCTTGGACAATTCCCAAAACTCTTTTGAGCCAAGTTTGAAGTCATTATGGTTATCCGCCTTGTACCAAAACACTTGGTCTTGCAACTTGTTTGATTTTGAGTTATTATTAATTACCAAGCACTCATAATTTTCGGTACATTGGTCCATCACCTGACAAAAGGACTCAAATGTGGGAAACATTCCAGCGTAATTTTCGTATATACGCTTCCGATTCGCTATATAATTCTCACGCAAAATAAAAACATAATCTATATTTGTCCTGAGCGTGGGTGGTATGCCGAGGGGATATTGCATTGTGATGATTAACATGACCTTCCAGTGTCTCCCGTTCATGAACAAAAGTCGCATCATCTTATCTCGAGTCCATGTAGCGTCATACAAACAATCATCCAAAATTACAAATGCGCGCGCGTCAATAGTACTTCGTTTATACGTTTCGATTTCCTTCTTGATTTGTTTCAACACAGTGCGTTGTCGTTTCAATATATTTTCAATGATGGCTGTATTGTATTCATGATGCACAAATAATTTTGGCACCATTTTCGCGTAAAAACCGTTGCCCTCCTCAGTCCCTGAGATAACTGTTCCGATAGGAATGTCCTGTTGATAATAAAGTAAATCCCGCACCAAAAAACTCTTGCCTGTGTCACGTTTGCCAATTAACACTACAACAGGTCCTTTACTCTCATTTGCCTTAAAACTAATGCTTTTCATATCAAATTTTTTTAATTCTAACGTCATATCTATTATTTTTATAAAGATTTTTTTAATGTTTTACACGAATGCTAAATTAATTGATTATCTGTTATTTACCATTTGTTATTTAGTCAAAATTATAAGTTAAAAACGTGTATAATTTATATACTAATTAGCTAATGATGATGATTAACGTGAATTATCAAAAAAGGAAAAATGTGGAACTTTTTAAAGCTTTAGAGAAAGAAAATACGCTTAATCTTTCTAAAATACAAAATTACATACCAATTTATAATAGGTTTTTTACATTGAATGAAACGAACTACAATAATATTAATCTTAACCACAAATGGTGTATTTCTAACATTAAGAATGATGATAAACACGATGCCAATAACAACTTATATAATTGTACCATTAAAAATGTTAATAATGACAAAACGAAAGAAAAAGAAGTGTTTTTTAAAATGGCTCCTTTACTAGACCCGTATAAATATTTAATAGGAAAATATAACACACAAGACACAAATCTATTTAATTTACCTAGTTTGGATTCAACCAAACTGAATACACAATCAAAATTTATAGATTATAACAATTCTGCCTATGTTGACGGTTTTTTCTTATTTTTAAACAGTCACTTGATTTATGAACATAATTTTTTTCATGGAGTTGATTATTATGGGTCTTTTTTGGCAATCAAACATAACTTTAATATAAATGTTTTTGATGATATTGATTATTTGAACACTTCTGATTTTTTCAATAAAAATAAGAATATATTGTTTAAAATTGGCGATTATGAACATTTATTTAACAATAATGCCGTCAAATTGAAACCTATTGTTATACACAACTCGAGTGTGAAGACAAATACATCCATTTGTTCTTTCAACGATGATATATTTGAAAATGTATTTGAGGATACAAACGGTGCGTTGGAAGAATTTGATTTGTCATCTGATTTAGTTGAGGTTACTAAACTTTCCACAAATGATAATGAAAATAATGTAACTCTCAAAAGCAGTTCTACTTGTTCATCCAGGTCATCTCATACATCTGACGGGAAGGAAAAGGATGAAGACACGGACGAAGATGAAGATGAAGACGAAGATGAAGACGAAGATGAAGATGAAGATGAAGATGAAGACGAAGATGAAGGTGAAAATGATGTTGATGCTGATGATGACGAAGATGAAGATGAAGATGCTGGTGATGATGAAGAGGAAAGAATTGACGTTAGCATTAATTCCTTTCCCGTACAAGTAATTTGTATGGAGTACTGTGAAAACACGTTTGATGACCTTATTTTGTCAAATGAACTAACAAATGACGAATGGTATTCCGCATTAATGCAGATAATTATGATTCTAATTACATATCAAAAAGCCTTTTCTTTTACGCATAACGACCTTCATACTAACAATGTTATGTATAATTACACAAATAAAAAGTTTATTTATTATTGCTACAAAAATAAAAATTACAAAGTGCCCACGTTTGGAAGAATCTTTAAAATGATTGATTTTGGAAGAAGTATTTACAAAGCAAATGGACAGACATTTTGCAGTGATAGTTTTCAAACTGGCGAAGACGCGGCATCTCAATACAATACTGAACCGTATTTTAACGAAAAAAAACCGCGACTTGAACCTAATTTTAGTTTTGATTTGTGCAGATTAGCATGTTCCATATTTGATTATCTTATCGATGATTTAGATGAAATTAAAGATTTGCAAAAATGCGACCCCATTAAACGTCTTATAGTTGAATGGTGTCTAGATGATAAAGGAATCAATTTGCTTTATAAAAATAATGGCACTGATAGATATCCTGATTTTAAATTATATAAAATGATTTCGAGATGTGTTCATAACCATACACCTCAAGCACAATTGGAACGTCCTGAATTTAAATCTTTTTCTAATTTTAAAGGACCTGTTCCTACTGATGTTATTAATATTGACAATATACCAGTTTATGTGTAAATAAATGTTTTTCAAAATAAAACTATTTTTATTTAAATAGTTGTATTATATTTAGTATATTTATAATAATTAATATAAATATGCAGACGTACGGGTTTATACTTACTAGACATGTTCGTTGTGAGCAAACTAATAAATACTGGAACAATTCTGTAAAATTGTTACGACACTTATATCCTTTCAGAAAAATCGTCATTATAGACGATAATAGTAATCCAGAATTTGTAAAAGATGAAGCTGTCTACAAAAATATTGAAATAATTAAGTCTGAATTTCCAGGTAGAGGAGAATTGCTGCCATATTATTATTATTTAAAACACAAATTTTTTGAAAATGCAATTATTTTACACGACAGTGTTTTTTTCCATAAAAGAGCCAATTTTGATAACCTTATTAAAAAAGAAATAAAAGTAGCACCTTTTTGGTTTTTCTTTCCAGACAAAGAAGACCTTGCAAATAGAGCAAGAATAGTAAGCAATTTACAAAATTCTCACAATATACATTCTAAACTAATGTTAGATAATGTAGTATTAGGTATGCCATTTGAAAAATGGTATGGCTGTTTTGGCGTGCAAAGTTTTATTAACCATAATTTTTTAACTTTATTAGAAAATAAATATAAAATAACAAATCTAATTAATTGTGTTAGATGTAGAGCTGATAGGTGTGCATTAGAAAGAATATTTGGTTGTTTATTTTGCACAGAATATCCAGAATTAGCAAATTCTGCAAAAAAATCATTATTGGGAAGTATTCATAGACATCAAACATGGGGTTATACGTATTCAGAATACGAAACAGATGTTAAAAAAAAAGCTCTTCCTACAACAGTTGTTAAAATATGGACTGGTCGTTAGAATAAAAATAAACGGTTCATTTATTTTTATTTAAATTTTATTTATTTATTATCTAAAATTCGGGGTTATCTGTAAAAACTGGAACTGATATTCCTGAACCGCCACTATTTATTGCCGGTTTTATTTGTTCCAATATAAAATAACCACAAATAACGCTAAAATATACCAAAAGGGAATCCCTTACTAATAATTTTAATGGTTTCGGTTCTTTATCAAGAAACCGCATCTCTACAAATTTTGCTATAAAAAAAATAATCGAAATAATAGCGGCAATAATAAATATATTTTCCATTTACAATATAAAATCAGATTCTTATTTTTAATTTTACGCAAAATCTTAATTAAATATACCAACCGTGTAAATTTCATCAATTTCATCAATTAATAATTTTGCTGTAACGTAAATGACTAGACAAATAGCGGCAATAGCCAATGTATATTCCATGTATAATATACACTGTACAATATATTTAGATTCTTTTAATTATACGCGAAAAATTAATTTAATACTTCAATTTCATCTATTAATAAATCAGGCAGCAATTCTAGTTTGGGTTCGTCTATTGTGTGAATGTCTAATACTCCTAAGTCGAACGAATCGGCTGATATATTTAACTTGACATTTTCATTATCATCTTCATCGTCCGAGTCGGATAGTTTTCTCTGTTGTGCTCTTATTTCACCAATTTCTTCCAAGCGTTCTATAGTTTTTGGCGCAGTTACAGAAACAATATTATCATTACTATCCTTAACATAATCAATGTCATTAAAACTTAGGCGTCCGTTGGGTGTATGTTGGTCATTGTTTATAGTCGAACTATTATTTGACACTACAGGTGTAACTTCCTTAACAGGCTCTTCAACTATTTCTTCTTTGACCTCTTCAACAATATCTTCTTCAACCGTTTCATCCATGTAAGCCTTCAAAATTGCTTCTACAGGAATGCTCTCTCTCACGGTATTTAATATACATTCTTGAACAATTACCTCTATTTCTCTATTATTTTTTTGCGCTTGAAGTGGTGGAACGTTTAATTCAAACAAATAAATGTTTTTGTACAACTTACGTGCAGTATTAATATAAACCTTATGAATAAAATCGTCTAATTTTGGAATATTAATGTCTATTTTTTTTTGTTTCTGACCTACTCGCATGGACGTTAATAGTTTTAGTTGAATAATGTGCACACACGTGATAAGTTCTTCTAAATACACGCAGCCACTTTTATCACAAATACGAATTCTTTCACGTTCAATAATGCTGGCATTCCATTTTGGGATTCTTGAAATAAAATTTTGAAACGTCATCAAATATTTATTCATCTCGTCATTATCTTTGCAAATTTTTATAGCTTCTTCTAAAATAGAGTTGTAACCATCAATCAGTAAAGGGGTTAATATAGTTAGCAATCTAGAACCCCATTCATTCTTTGATTCATGAAGTGAACTGACATTAAAATCATCCATTTACATAAAAGAAATATTTTCTAAAGATAATTCTGAACTTAAAAATAAAAAATTCAAAATAAATAACATTATGATTCTTTCATTTCTAAATTCTTTTTTTACTTTGTTAAAACAAATCAAAAATTCATATTTTTTTTCAATGGATATTTCCAATTCTAAAAAATTACTTGTTTGTAATAAATTTAAAATATCTAATCCACTATACCCCTTCTCATAAATTTTTTCACAAAACGTCATCATTTGTGCAACGCTTAAATTTTTTGTTTTTAATTTTATTAATTCTTTTTTTAACGATTCAATTCTTTGTTTTTTTATATCATTCATGTTGAACGTTTGTTTCATATTATATTTATAAAGGTTTACCACTTCTCCAGCTATTATTGGCTCTGGAACATAAATTTCACAAAACCTTGAAAGAATGGGTTTTAATAAATTGTATTTATCTTCAACCACAATAAAAAATCTAGTATTATGACTAAATAATTCAATGCACCTACGTAGCGCCGACTGAGCGTCCATTGTTAATTTATCAGCATTTAACAATATTATGCTTTTAAACACATCACCTCCGTTTGAATTTATATGCGTTTTTGCAAAAAATTTTAAGTCTTCTCTAATAAATTTTATTCCCTTTCCGTGCGCACAGTTAACGTACATAACTAACGATTTAATTTTATCCTTTTCATTATTGTATATATCCTTTATAAAATCATTTACAATAGTTCTTTTTCCACTTCCAGACGTACCATGAAAAATTATATTGGGAATTTTATGTATAGATTTAAAATATTCTAGTTTTTGTTTAATTGATTCATGTATATTTAATATCATAATCAGTCTATTATATTTTGTAGTGTCTTTTTATATTTTAATAATAACGTATTATTATTATTATTAACATTAACATATTTTTTATACGGAAGTTGTCAAACTATGTGTATATGGGTTATTTTTGAAAGCATTCAATATATCTGGTTGAATACGGTCACATCCTGCACACTCATTATAGTATTGAGGTGTATTAATGGAGCCATAGGTGTCTGTTGACGGCGGCAAAGACGATATGCGCGAAAAGGCTGGATTCATTCTTCCATCAAATCTATTGCAATCTTCCTTACAGTGAATGTTCATTTGTTGATTGAATATTTGCATGCCTCCTTGATTAGGTCTATTTACTATAGTAGCCGATTTTATATCATTGTTATGTTGTCTGTAGGCAGAGTCGTAGTTCATATCTCCGTATTGAGTTGCACCACCTCCGGATGTTCCTGTGTAACTAGCACTCGTTGTGTCTCTCTGTGTTAAATCCATTGGAGTATAATTATCCACATACATTCCTTCTTTTTGACCATCAATGTTAAACGTTGGTGAATATAGTGTGGTCTCCTTTATAGTTGTACTTGTTGTATCATTGGGATTGTTTACATAACTTCCTGGAACACTGCTGCTCATATCGCCATAAATACGAATATTGTTTATGGTTTCATCCTTGCGCGTAGGTTTTAATAAGTCTAGTAATGGAGCAATCACAGCACCAATCGCCCCACTCACACCGCTTCTTCGGTCTGTTTGTTTAATAGTAGACCTATTATTTTCATAATTTGTATGACTGCGAAGAAATTTATCCCCGTCGTCTGAAGGACCGTGACCGCCTGCACTAGATGGGTTTACGCCACAACCTGATAAATTGATTCGTCTACTCTGCTCATAATTCTCTGGAGCCATTCCCGCTGTTGCGTCTGAAGAACCCGCCGGTCCTGTATAATTCGTCACTATATCGTTTCGTCTAACAACACCCATTTCTTGAATAGATCGCAACGTCTCACCCTTAGTTGCCCCTGTCGTTGTAAGCCATCGGTCTTGGGTATTAATAAAATATGTATCAGGTCTCTGTTTCTCTACACGTCCTAAAGTTTGACTACTAGCAGCATTCTTGATAACTGAATTTGCAGGGCCTTCATGATTGAGTAATTCGTATTCCAGCTTTGGATTATTAGCGGTTCTCATCTGGTCAACCGTATACGGCAACCATTTATCACGTGCTTCCATGCCAGAATTATAACCACCACTTCCACTCGAGGAAAACCCTTGATTCAAGCCTGGACCAACCATAACACTTTCGAATGGTTTTACACCGCCACCTAAAGCTCTCATGGCAGGATTTTCTCGAGATTGATAAAAATCACTGTTATTAGGCGTTCCGTAAGCCCAAGAAATATTCTCTTCTGGTTTAAATAATGGCGCTTGTTCGATTTTTTTAATTGTTTGTGACCCTGAACCATTCATATTGTCCAATACCGTTTCCGCCACGTTCACCCGGTAAGTATTTCCTTTTATCTTTCCACCGTTTAGTGGCATCATATTGTTATGTTTAAACTGATTTGATTCTAAATAATTGCCCGTCATAGAATAAATCTCCTGAGGAAGGTTTCCTACATTATGTATTCCATGCCTAGTTTTTTGCTCGTAAATATTCTGGTCAAAATATTTATCAGTTGCCGCATTCGGATTCGGATAATTCTGAACAGTGTCTACAAGTTGGTTCAGGTTTGATACCGGGTAGTTTTGCGGAGGAACAATGGTATTTGGTAAATAATTTGTATGCTTGCCCATGTTATCAAAATTTTCCTTATTTTTCTGCACATTTCTATTTATTGTATTAGGATTACATGTTCTAGATGATTGATTGGATATGACATACATCCCGCCTAATGCTATTAAAGGAATCGCTACTTCCATGATAATATATATATAATATATAAAATATATATTGTATTTATAACTTTTTAACATTTAAAATGATTAATCCGGTCATTTCGTTTGCGGTATAGATTTACATGCATTCGTATTGTTGCATGTATTAGGGCCACCTATGTAATTACCTTTTATTAAAGAAAAACTAGATGGTAAATAATTATTTGACTCATTGACTATACAATCTCTCTTAGGTGTAAAATAATCTTTTTCTAAAATTCTAGTACTTAAATTAGTTTGAAAAGGAAAACATGTATTTTCTTGTGGGTTTAAAGGGGGGTAATACCAATCCACTTGCTCTAGTTCACGAAACATCCAAGCAGGAGCAACGGCTCTTGATTCTTCTGTAAATAAAGCGTTGCATTTAGGATAAGCAATTGCTTCGTTCTTAACATTAAATCGCTCATAATTATCTTTCCCTAAACAATCTCTGCTTGAGCGCCGGTTTACACCTAAAAGGTCGCTCTCTAAATTGATGGTATTTGTGCGCAAATTTCCCGCCCATTTTTGAATTCTTATGTGAGGGTCTTCCATATAACATGGATTTAAACCATTACCAGGAACATTTAAAATCCAGCGCCCAGGGTCTGTCGCCTGCTGTTGCTGTTTTACTGTTCTGCATGGGTCATAATTAAATCTAGTAAATGCCATTTATAATAATATAATATAATTTATTACATTATTAATATTTAAATGTTTAAAATTGTAATTTAAATATAATGGAATTCATCACACCACCCGTCGCGCCAACGTTATGTTTAAATATGATTGTTAAAAATGAGAGCAAAATTATTACTAGACTATTTGATTCTGTTGTAACAATAATCGATTCTTATTGTATTTGTGACACTGGCTCCACAGATGACACAATTGATATTATAAAAACGTATTTTGCTGAAAAAAATATACCTGGGTTAATAGTACACGAACCTTTTAAAAATTTTTGTCATAATAGAAATTTTGTATTACATTCTGCGTTGGGGTTATCTGATTACATTTTGCTCATGGATGCCGATATGATATTAGAAATTAATGATTTTAAAAAACACGACTTAAAACACGCTGATTCTTTTAATATTTTACAAGGAAACAACAGTTTTTATTATCAAAATATGAGAATTATTAAAAACAATGGGCTTTATAGTTATTGTGGAGTTACTCATGAATATATTAATGTACCTGCTAAAAATGTTATGCGTACCCTTACTAAAACCCAATTATTTATCAGAGATATTGGCGATGGAGGAAGCAAATCAGATAAGTTTGAACGGGATATTAGACTTTTAACTGATGGAATCAAAGATGAACCGAATAATGTAAGATATTATTTTTATTTAGCAAACAGTTACTACGACCATGGTGATTATAAAGAAGCAATTGCCATATATACAAAACGTATTCAATTAGGTGGATGGAATCAAGAAGTTTGGTATAGTTATTATAGAATAGGAATGTGCTATAAAAATATAGGAGACATTGCCAAAGCAATTTGTTCGTGGATGGATGGTTTTGATTATTTTCCTCATAGATTGGAGGGCCTTTGTGAAATTATTACTTATTACAGAGTAGTATCTAAACACAAACTGGCATTACTGTTTTATAATCTAGCTATTGCGGTATTACAAAAAAATAATAATACAGACGGCTATTTATTTTTATATAAAGATGTATATACTTTTAAAATATATTACGAATATACGATTATAGCTTCATGGCTTGGCATACGTAATATTAACGATGAATTAATTATTTATTTAAATAATTGCACTGATTCTACCATTCAAAATACATTTAACAATATGAAATTCTATAAATGTGTGTTGAGACCCGACAAAGTTATTACTCTTGACAATACGGTTAATGTGGCAATTAACGGCGAAAATACAGCATTTACTTCATCTTCTAGTTGCATGATTCAACATGAAAACAAAAGAGATTATATTTTAAACGTTAGGTATGTAAATTATCATATAACGGAACGAGGTAGTTATTTAAATTGTGACAAACATATTATAACTATTAACAAATATGTAGAACTTGATAACGAGTTTGCATTTATAAAAGAGAAAATGTTTGATATGAACTTTGTTAATAGAAAATACATCGGAGTGGAAGATATTAAAATATTTAATAACATTGCAACAAACAAATTGATGTTTATCGGATCTGGGTTTCATAATAATAATAAAATTGGCATTGTTACCGGAGACTATGATGCAAACGAAAATGGTTTAGTTGCAAATGAACTTACAACAGATTTTTCTAATTCCGAGTGTGAAAAAAATTGGGTGTTTGTTGACTTTAAAAATGCCACGCATATTGTTTATAAATGGAATCCATTGCAAATTTGTAAACTGGATGAATCATCTAACAAAATTAAACTTGACGAATCCAGAGAGCTGCCAAGAATATTTAATCATGTTCGCGGCTCGTCATCTGGGTTTACATATAATACTATTGATAATACTAGTGAAATTTGGTTTGTTGTTCATCTTGTGTCTTACGAACAGCCACGACATTATTATCATATGACAGCAGTGTTTGACACTAATATGAAATTATTACGTTATTCAGCTCCCTTTAAATTTGATACTGAACCAATTGAATATTGTCTCAGTTTAATAGTTGAAGATGACAGAGTATTGATGAATTATAGTACGTGGGATAGGACAACACGAATAGGAATTTATGATAAAAAATATATAGATTCTATCACAAAGTATAAGGTATAAAGTAAAACGTTTGTGCAATAAGTATAATTATTTATTTCACTAATCATTTTCTATAATTGTGTCGTCATGAGAACCATTTTTATATTTGTGTATATTTTGACTTGTAGCGCATCCGACCGACGTCGTGACCATCAGAGATAAGAATACTTCTGTAACCATTATAGTATATACTTTTATAAAAAGTATAGCAAAAAGGGGGGGTTCGGGGAACATTGTTCCCTGATTTAAAAGAAAGTCCAAGCACCCACACTTTGTGGTGTCCCGACGACAATATAATATGCCGTATTCCAATTGAGGAGAAGATTGTATCCAAGTTCAGGCGGAACTAATACATTCACGCCACCAGAATATGTGACCCCCGAATATTTAATAGTCCGACCACCCGAAAGGGGAAATTGATTAGTATTACTCCCCGAAAACGCCCACTGCTCTCCGTTGCTTTGGTTGTTAAAATAAGCAAGACCCAAACCAACAAATATGAATAAAAATGGTTGAAAGGGTATGTCAGCGTAAAAGTTTCCGTTCTGGAAGTATTCGTAAGGAGCGGTTGAATTGACCGCTTCAACATATCCCGAAGAATAGTTATAGACTAAACTACCAATTTCACCAGAATAATTATTCCCTCCGTTCTCCCCCGATGTTGCGGTTGGCGAGAGGGTCATTAAATAATTTATAAAATTAGAACCATTATTGTATTGAGCGTTTCCAATTCCCACGTAGAAAGTAGAACCATCATTATCAATCAAGTCAAATCCGCTAATAGGATTGGGCAATGATGTAGAACCACCGTCAAGAATATGTATAGCACTAACAGCATCACCCGAAATCTGAAAAGTTATACAATATGGACTAAAAAATCCAACCACACCAGACACCAAGTTATTAAAAATTCCAGTAGCACACATATAACCGCCACTCGCAATAAAGTTTAAATTATAAACGCTGTTATCAAAACCGTCACCAAGTAAGTTATTAATAGCAACGATTGTATTGGTGCTTTCTTGGTAGCACCCGAAATGTTGAAGTTGAATCACGTTACTGGTTGTATATTGAAAGTTGCCTCCGAAATAGACGTAGTCATTAGTGCCTTCACCAGCAATCGCATTACACTGGGCGGTGAAACCAGCATCAGTAGTTCCTCCCGCCCAGACCATCTGCGTAGGAATTGTTGGAGTGGTGCTTGGTGATTGGATATAACACACATTATTCAAATTGGGGACGCTACTTGGATAGGAACAATCCGTAAATGACCCTCCGATGTAGAGGCGGTCGTTCGGAGAATTATAAAAAAGGGCATTAATAGTTCCAGCGTTGCCTGTAAATGAAGCAACCAGCGTCCAATTTGTTCCGTCATACATATACACATCACCAGTAGGTGTCCCCAGCCACTGTGTCGCTCCAAAAGAACCAGGAGAACCTTCGCACGAACACCGAACAGAACCCGAAACGAATTCGGCTTGTTGTTGAAACCTATCAATATTGGGAACTGGTGTTGCTCGTAATAATACCTGATGTCTATTACCGTAAGCAGTGATTAAAGTCGGATTATTACTACTCGCTGCAATATCCACTTGCGGTAAAAAGGGGAGTGATTGAAAGTCGGTTAATGTCTGAACGTCGATAATAGAACTAGACGCCATATCAATATCTCTTGAAAGTTCCACATTGTTAGAATTACCATTACAGGTCAGATAGTTTGATAGACCTGTCGCATCTTTTACAGCAATGTCTATTTTACCTCTCTCAACCCCAGCACTGACGACAGGAGTATTCATATGAATTTTTCCGTAGTTGAACTCTGTCCCGTCACTATTATTGGCGTTGAAATCAATACGGATCGCTTCCCCAGTCTGGGCGGTTCTTCCGTTATTAAACTTGGTTAGGAGTGTAGTTGTTGTCGCACTACTTGAACTCACATTAAGTGTAGTGGTGTCGGTGGTATTTATTAGTTGCATTTTTTCTGTAGTCAACGCATTGTTATTTATGTCGTCGACCCAAATGCCGTACGTGCCACTAGGTAGAGAATTTGTACTTTGTGGCGTCAATGCTAAATAAGTCGGATCAATACCACCAGAAACATACAACGACCCAAAAACCATTACATCTCCTGTATAACCAGTTCCGGTATAACCTGGTCCTGTAACACCTATATAAGTAGATGAGGCCCACGGAGTACCTCCTGTATTTCCTTGTGGTCCAATTGCACCAGTTGAACCGGTTGCTCCAGTTGCTCCAGTTGCTCCTGTTGAACCAGTTGCTCCTGTTGAACCAGTTGCTCCTGTTGAACCAGTCGCTCCTGTTGAACCAGTTGCTCCTGTTGAACCTGTTGCTCCTGTTGAACCAGTTGCTCCTGTTGCTCCAGTTGAACCAGTTGCTCCTGTTGCTCCTGTTGCTCCAGTTGCTCCCGTTGAACCAGTTGCTCCTGTATCACCTTGT